GTTGGGATCGGTGTCAATGTGGGCGTACAGGTCTTCCATGTTTTTGACGTGTGGTGCGTCGGGGAACTGGCCGTAGCCAAACTCTTTCTCCCGCAGCATTTTTGTCAGCTCTTCCTTCTGGGCACGATTCAAGCGGGCAGACTCAATGGCCGACAGCATGGCTCGGACGTAGTGCTTGGCGTAGTACGCGGACTCCGGCCCCATCTTGATGTGATTTGCCAACACTTCTGCATCGCCATATTGGCGGGAGGCAGCATCCGCCAAATTCATCATGTTTTCTGCGGCTTCTTTGTTGGAAGCCCAGATTGCATTGGGATGAGTCTCACCGTAGCGTGATCCACCTTGTTGAACTACTGGATATTTCAATTTCTTTCCCGCGACTCCACGCACCTCTTGATTGGTGGTGGTGTAGTCACCGGGCAAGCCCACCATCACTTTTTTGATGTGGTGCGCCAAGTCAACATCTTGGGTTGGGTTCAAAGCGCTTGCGGTGGGCTGAATATCGTGGCGCATAGTTTGCTCACTGGCAAACTGTTTTTGAGGCTTTTCCGCAACGGGTGTGTACTGACCAGCAATTTGTGGGGCCATGCGCAAGGCAATACGTTCAATTTCTGCTTTGGACATTGGTGCCACACGGGGAAGTGGCGGCTCATTTTCACCTCGCCCCATGCCGGGAGGTATGTATTTCACCTTCTTTGGTTGACCACCATCATCAAAGCGTGCTACGCCACCATCCGCCATGCCAGCAGGGCGCATAGCGGCCATGGCCTGACCTTGGGGTGTCATGCTCAGGATGTTGCTCTGAGGCCCTTGTGGCGGCTGTGGCTGGCCTTGCTGAGGCTGTGCGCCAGCTTGAGGTTGGCCGGGCTGCTGGGGCTGCTGAGGCTGTTGGGGCATCAGTTGCTGGCCGGGCTGCATTACGTTCTCATCGACTCCACCCACGGGAATGCTGCCATTGGTTGCAGCGCCATGAGGCGGGATGAACGTCTTGACCGGCATGCTGGGTGCCTCTTGGGCACCGATGGAGGTCAGGTTGCTCAGGCTGGTGACGTTGGGGCGACCCATGAGCGCATTGCGCATTTGGTGGATTGAGGGTTCTTGCATGCTGCCGCCTTCTGCTTTGTGAATGATCCCGCCTTCATCGTAGCGGGGTATGCCGTTCTTGAGGATGTCCTCGCGCATGGCTGGGGTGATGTCGAACGTGTGGACGGGTGCTTGGTTCAGTTGTGCTGCTCGCGCCTGCGCCTCTTCAGGTGTAGCGTGACGTGATACAAACCCTTCCGAGTTGGATACGCGATGCGGTAGATCGGCATGGCCGTCGTTTACCACGCGGTGTTCACCAGTGCCAATGGCACCCTGCTGCACTTGCACGCCATGCTTCTTGCCGAACTTGTTCAGGAAGCTGGGCACCATGCGGTCGTAAAAACCCTTCATGCCCTCGCCGCCGATGTCAAGGTTCTCACCTTCAAGGTAGTGATGGCCCATAGTCTGCGGCGCTTGCAGCAGTTTGGCAGCAGCCTCTTTGCCAATCAGTTCTTGAATGCGTTCAGGTGTCGCACCCTTCTCGTTGGTGATGGTTTCGCGGTTGGGCTTGAAAGCTTGGAAGTGCTTGGTCTCAGGGTTGTAGGAGACTGATCCAACCTGCTTGCTGAGGCTGAAACGCTTGGCCTGCTCCGCGCCGGGTGTAATGCCCAGTTGGTCGTAGCCGTTCTCAGCGGCGTGCTGGATCATGGCCTTGAGTGCCAGCTCGTGCCAGTCTTTTGCGTGGGGGCCATAAGGGACGCCCTCTTCCTTGAGCTGCTCCAACTTGTTCTGCTCTTCCTCAGCATCCTCCAAGGCTTTCATGTGCTCGGCGTATTCGTACTTGTCCATGCCAAGAAATTGAGTCTTTTCAAGGCGCTTTTTCCACTGTGCCACCTCTTTGAGCTGATTGTCCAAGTCCTTGGGTTGGTATCCAGCCTCACGCCCCTGCTGGTGCCAGTCGGACTGGATTTCCTCAAGGTGCAGCATCTTTTTGCCTTCAGGCGTCATGCGATCCTTCACGCGAATGCTGGCGAGGATGTTGGGCATGCCACCGAAGTGATGTGAGCGGCCTTCAAAGCCTTGGCCCTCGGGCATCGGTGTGTGCAACAGGATTTCGCGGTAGTTCTCGCCGCCGGGCATGGTGTAGTCATCATGATGGGTTTGGGTGCCTTCCAGCTCACGCATCTTGAGCGGGAACTTGTTCTTCTGGGCTTGCAGCTTCTCCATGAAGGCTGCACGCTCCATCTGTGGCAGCGCCATGAGGGCTTGTAGGTCACGATCCTCGGCTTCAGCGGGCTTGTAGCCGGGCTTCTTCTGAAGTTCGGCCATGTACTCCGCGCCGGTGCCCTTGGGGCGGTGGATTGACTCTGCTGCGCGATTGATGGGTGAGTACAGTCCGCTCATAGGGGGCGCTCCGTGATGGTTATGTGATCCTTGATTGTGCCACCGCGATGTTTGTGCGGCCTCATGGTGGCAAGCATCATGGCGTCAATGTCGGTGGTGCCGCCACCAGCCATGTGAGCACGTTGCACCGGCACTGGCTTGAACAGTGCGGCCATGGGCATCTGGGTGTTGCGCTGTAGGACGCCACCATATCCATGCTCATGGGCAAGTCGCTCCAGATCGGTGAACGCGCCTTGGGCATTGGTGAGCCCTTGGTTGGCCTTTGCCGTCCATGGCGTAGTGTTGTGCTCCCGTGCCAGTGCATGCAGCCCTTGAGGGTCGCTTGCCACGTCGTAAAGGTCTTCTGCCTTGGTGTGGTACTTGTGGGTGCCCAGTCCTTGTTCGCCGCGCTCGGGGTTACCGGCATAGAAGTACGTGCGTTCACGGACGGCAGCAGGGTCTTGCAGGCGTTCAGCCTCAGCTCCCTTGATGCCGGTGCCATAACGGCTGGGGTCGGTTTGGGTCAGGTTGGGCTCGTTGCTGAAATGCGTGAGTTCAGCGCCAGTGGGGTTCTGGGGCTTGATCAGGTGCTTGATGTAGCTGGGCACGCCACCGGCATAGTCGCCACGATTCATTTCGGGCGGCAGCAGCACGGCTTTTTGCGGGGCGTACTGGAAGTGGTTGGACAGCAGGTCGCGTTTCATTTCCTGCGCTTGGTCGGCCAGATCGTCACGGCCACTGCGGCGGGCGTGGTGAATCTTTTCGTCCAAGTCACGCACGGCACGCTTGATTTCGGTATTGAGCGGGGTGTAGTTGACCACGCTGTTTTGGCCTCGGGTCTCTGCGGTGAGCGCAGCTTGTGCCAGTGGGCTGAACATGGCGGAATGAGCGGCCCACGCCTTCTCTTCTCCCTTGGGGCCGAACTCGGTGCCATGGACTCCATGTCCATAGAAGTCGTGCACGGCCCGGAACATTTCATTGGTGTTCAGGCCGGTCTCAGGATCAATCTCGTGCAGGAAGTCGTGCTTGTCGCCGCCTTGGAAGACGTTCAGGTGGCGGTTGTTGTAGATGTCCGCCAGCATGTGCTTGCTGCTGGGATAGTTTCCTTCACCGTTGCGGTGGTAGCTGGTGTCCACCGGCAGGCTGTGGAACTGCTGCTTGGTCTCATGTGCAAGCTGGTTGTAAGCTTTGGCGAGTAGGTCGTCGTAGTCCTTGGCGCTCATGGCCTCGGGCAGGTGCTTTTGGTACGCCTCAAAGACGGCCTGCTTGTACTCGGGGTGCTCGATCGCTGCCAGATTGAAGGCTTGGCCGATTGGGCCTTGCTTGCGTAGGGAACTCTCGCTGTTCTCAATGGGGGCATACGCCCGGCCAAACATCTGGCGGGTGTAGGCGTCAGCAGCTTGGTGGGCGAGCCCAGTCTTGGAGCGGATTATTTCCCTGATGTCCGCATCCGCAAGTGGTTGCGCATGCTTGCCTCGTGGTAGTCCGCGTGCATCGTTGGAGTCTTTCCCAGTATCTTTTCGATGCTCTTGCTTAGCTGTGCTGCTTTTTTGAGTGCGGCGTGGACGGACGCGCCAGAATGGGCCTTCTTGTGCTGTGTCATATTTGGTTCCAGTCATGTGAATTTGACCCCGATAAACGATTTCCCCCGATCATACCTTTGACTAGATGTCAAGTCTATGCTTGCACCCTTGGCACTTGGAGTCGGCTTGGCCCAGCGCGGTCTTGGTGTACTGGCAGTCACGGGCCATGGTGAAGGGGACGGACTTCATGCTGGCCTCCCGTGTCCAGCCGCTCATGAAGTTTTGATACCAGCCATCTTGAACGGCCACGATCTGGTCAAACTCTCGCCGGTTGTGGCATCCATAGTTCATGTAAGTTTCCTGTAAGGTGGAGTCGACTCCACTCAAGCGGAGTACGGGTTGGTCATGGATCGGGCACGCTGGTTGTATTCGTCCGCGTCCAAGATGTCGTCCTCGTCCACGCTGTCTTCGCGGGGGAAGTCGATGCTGATCCAGCCTGCATCACGCAGGTAGCGCAGGCCTTGGCTGATGCAATCGACGAACTCGTCGTGCACCGTTCCTTCGGGGAAGCTGCATATCTGGCTCACGCAGCCCTCGGCCCAGTCCTTGACGAATCCCGGCTTCACACTGGACTCAGGGACGTAGACGCGACCGGCTTTGATGATGTTGGCGACGATGCTGAGGCGCTGCACCTTGTCGGCTCGTCCGGGGTTGTACGCGATGACGGGCAAGCTGGCCTGTTGCAAGTCCTGAATCAGGCTGATACCGGCGCTCTTGTCCTCCACAAGGATCACGTCCACGCGCTTCTTCCCTTTGCCTTCGCCGTACACCACCTCGAACTCGTCGATCACCTTGGGACGTAGCTGCGGGTATTGCAGGTGGTCTTGCCAGCAGTCAAGGATCATGACGCACATGCCGCCGTCCAGTGGCTTGAACACCCCAAAGGTGATGCAGCCGGTGGGGTCGTTGATGGTCTTGTCGCTGGTGGCGCAGTCGTAGGACTGGAGGATGTACTCCAGCTTGGGGAAGGGCTTACCCGCGCCCCAGAGCTTGAACCACTCGCGCTTGACGATGCCGCCCTCTTCTGGGTCAATGATCTCGGCGTGGATTTCTTGCCGCCCAAGGTTGGTGCCCTCGTACTGGAGAATCTGCTTCTGGAAGCTGGGCGCAAGGTTCTTGATGTTGGAGTACGTGCTGGCCCGCGTGATGGTCACGTCGTCGCCTTCACGGTCGATCAACTCCAGCACCACGTCCTTGGGTTTGGGTGTGGTGGAGCAGATCAGCTTGGTGCGCGTGCCCAAACGGATGCCGAACTGGATCATGTCCCACGACTCACGCAGGTACTCCCATGCGGCCAGCTCGTCCAGCCA